ACACCTCCAGTAGCGACACCAACCAGTTACACTTTTGATGGTTTAGATAGCAATGGTGATACAAAGATTAGAGTGTACCCGATACCTGATGCTGTTTACTCTATAAAGATACAAGCGTTACTACGCTCACCTGATGTACTAGCAGACAGTGCTACTATTAAGGTTCCTTTCTTACCTATACAAGCTTTAGCATATGCAATGGCTGTAGAGGAACGTGGGGAAGATGGAGGCGCTTCCTCAGTATCAGCTAAGGCTCTTGCTCAAGCATACCTATCAGACGCAATATCTTTAGACGCAGGTAAAGACCCTAATGCGTTAGTGTGGGAGGCCTCATAAATGGCTAAACCATTAATAGCCTCGTCCATTGCCGCACCTGCATTTTTTGGTTTAAATACACAAGAATCGGGAGTTACACTTCAAAAAGGTTTTGCACTTACGGCTGATAACTCAGTTATAGATAAGCAAGGACGTTTAAGTGCCCGTAAGGGTTGGGAAACTATAAGCACTACTCTTGATGGTGTAGCTGGAGATAATGAAGGTATCAACTTACTAGGTATGACTAACTTTGTTGATATTACTGGTACAGCTACACATATAAATTGGAGTTCCTCTAAGTTTTATAAAGGAACCACAGCACTTACTACAATTACACCAACAACTACAGACACAATAACGGAAGGTAACTGGCAGTCAGCAACACTTAACGATCATCAATACTTTTATCAACGTGGCTACCTACCTCTAATATACACTAATGAAAGTGGATCAGAAGAATTTGAATCATATGCTTCTCATTCTCATGCTTCCAGTGGCTATCCTAGTGCTAACACAGTATTAGCTGCTTATGGTCGTTTATGGGCCGCAGATACAACAACAAACAAGACTACAGTATGGTTTACTGATGTTCTAAATGGACATAAGTTTACAGGAGGCACAGCAGGGTCATTAGACATATCAAGCGTATTGACGCAAGGTATGGACGAGATAGTAGCCCTAGGTGCTCACAACGGATTCTTAATTATATTCTGTAAGAATAACATTATAGTCTATAGTGATGGTGACAACTTTCAGACAGCAATGACTACTACTAGCTTAACATTAGTTGAGGTTATAGAGGGTGTAGGTTGTATTGCTAGGGACTCAGTACAAAACACAGGTGGAGACATACTCTTCTTAAGTAGTGCAGGTGTACGCTCATTGAGTCGTACTATCCAAGAGAAGTCTCAGCCAATGCGAGATGTATCTAAGAATGTACGTGATGATGTAATTTTTTCTTTACAGCTAGAAACACTGGCTAATATTAAATCAGTCTACGCGCCAAGTGATGCTTTCTACTTACTTTCATTACCTGCTACATCACAGACTTTTTGTTTTGATACACGTACTCAGTTAGAGGATGGTTCTTTTAGGGTAACACTATGGCCTACAATACCACCTAAGAGTTATCTAGCTATAGGATCAAACCTGTATTATGCACAAGTTAATGGTGTAGCAACGTATAGTTCTTATAAAGACAATGGTTCTCCCTACCTAATGTCGTATGCTAGTAATTACTTTGATTTAGATTTGACGGACATAAACAAGATTGTTAAGAAAGTCTCAGCAACTACAGTGGGAATTACAGGTCAGACTTTTGCACTTCAAGTGGGTTATGAGTATAAGCCAGCAATATTCTCAGAAACATTTACATTAGATGCTAGTGCTGTATCTGAGTACAATATCTCAGAGTTTAACCTTGCTGAATACACTGGTGGAGCATTAGTTAATGACCAATCATCACCAGCCCAAGGATCAGGTAACATACTACAGATTGGTTTTACAGCGCAAATAAATGGTTCACCCATGAGCCTACAAAGATTAACAATATATGCTAAACAAGGTAAGGTACTCTAAATGACCAATTACGTTAAAAATACAGACTTTGCAGCAAAGGATACCCTTGCCTCAGGTAATCCTCTCAAGACTATTAAAGGAACTGAGTTTGATGTTGAGTTCAACAACTTAGCCACAGCATCAGCTACTAAAGCTAATATAGCGGCCCCTACGTTCACAGGAGTCCCCTCAGCGCCTACAGCTACCTCAGGTAACAATACTACTCAACTAGCTACTACGGCTTTTGTAACGAATGCTGTATCAGGTACAGATTACCTATCTAAGTCAGGCGGTGCCATGACAGGAGCAATTACGACTAATAGTACCTTTGATGGTGTAGACATTGCTACAAGAGATGGTGTGCTTACGTCTACTACTAATACAGCTAACACAGCTAACACAACTGCTGCTGCTGCATTAGCTAAATCTGGCGGTGCTATGACGGGAGCAATTACGACTAACTCAACATTCGATGGTCGTGATGTAGCTACTGATGGAACTAAACTTGATACTGTAGCAACTAATGCTAATAACTATACACTTCCTTCTACCTTACCAGCTTCTATGCTTACAGGTGCTTTACCAGCAATAAGTGGTGCTTCACTAACTAACCTACCAGCAGGAGGTGCAGATAATTTTGTAGCTTCTGGCACATTACCAAACGGTAAGCCAGTTATTCTAAATAGTAATGGGACTGTCACTGCTGCTGGCTTAGTGCCTACAGCCGTTTCTCAAGCCATACCAGAGGGCGCACTGTCTGTATTTAATGCAGGTGGCTGTGATGAACTTGTATCTATTTCTTTTGACCCTAACACTCAGGGCAAATTTGTTGTGGCGTGGAAAGAGGGTGGTGTTGGTCAACTCTGCATAGGTACGCGAGTTGGTTCATCATTAACTTTTGGTACAGAGGTTGTGTTTGCTAGTTCAGTGACTACATACATTCAAGTCGCTTATGATCCAAATAACGCCAACAAGTTTGCAATAAATTATGGAATTGGTGGCAATGGTTATGGAACTTGCAGAATAGGTGTAGTAAGCGGAACGTCAGTAACTTTAGGAAGCGCAGTAACTTGGGCTAGTGGTGAAGTGCAGCAAGTTAGATTTGCGTTTGACCCTAGTACCAACAATAAGTTTGTTGTTTGTGCAAGAAATGAAGGTAACAGCAACAAGGGTGAGGCTTATGTAGGAACCATTAGTGGCAGTTCTGTTAGCTTTGGCAGCACAGCTATATTTAATAATGGTGGTACTAGCTCTTTAGACGTTTCTTTTGACGCTCAAACTGCTAATAAGTTTATTGTTTGTTGTCGTGCAGATGATGATAGTAGCAAAGGCAAGGCATTAGTCGGCACTGTCAGTGGGACTTCAATAAGCTTTGGTACTGCCGTTGAATTTAGCAGTAGTACAGCCGCTTATGTTCGTTGTGATTTTGACCCAAATACCGCCTCCAAATTTATTGTGACATATCGTGAAGATAGTGCTATTGCTTCTTTAATAAAAGTCGGCACTGTGAGTGGAACCTCAGTAAGCTTTAATTCCGCAGTCACATGGGAATCAATAGATGCTACTTCGGGTGGTTACTACGACATATCGTGGGATAAAAACACTGCGACTAAATTTATAATAAATTATAAAAATGGCACAACACAAGGCAAAGTGGCTTTAGGAACTTTTAATGGAACTTCGGTAAGCTTTGCTACCTCTGCTGTATATTTAGATGCTGGAATTACTAATAGTTCCTCCAGTTTTGACAGTGAGGCTGGAGTATTTGTAGTTGTATTTTCAAAGCGTACAGCAGGGGGTGGAACAACAGGAACTTTTCATGGTGCTGCAATTTCTTCCCAAATAGCAACAACAAAGTCACTAACAAACCTCACAGCAGCTAACTTCTTAGGCACTGCAACAGCAGCGTACACTGATGGTCAGACAGCAAGCATCATGCTCAAGGGCGGCATTAGTGATAACCAAACTAGCCTCACGGCTGGCTCGTCTTACTACGTTCAAACAAATGGTACTTTTGCTACCAGTGCTGGCACACCATCGGTACTTGCTGGTGAAGCAGTATCAGCGACAAGTCTGTTGTTAAATGCGTTACCTAGACCATCTACTGCTGGTATGACTTTGCTATCTACTGTAATTGCTTCTGGTTCTACAACTGTTGACATTGAGACTACTTTTGACAGCACTTATGACTCATATGTGATAATAGCAACCAATGTTACTCCTACTGCTGATGGCGCACAATTTTATCTTAGAATGAAACTAGGTGGTAGTTATGTAACTACTGCATACAATTATCATATAACTAGGTCTCAAAGCAGTAGCAGTTCATATGCAGGTTCTTCCAATGATAACCATGAGCTAATCCCTATTGCTGATGGAACTGGAAGTGCTTCTTCAAGGAGTGCAGGATTTAATATATCTATTAGCAACCCAACAAGCACCACTTTTCATAAATCTGTACATTGGCAAGGCTACAGCGTAGTTGCTAATGCTGCTGAAAGTATAGCTTATGCTTCTGGTGTTGGACACAATACCAGCTCAACCGCAGCTTTAACAGGTATTCGCATATACCTTAACACAGGTAATGTTAACTCAGGAACATTCCGCTTATACGGCATAGCTAAATAAGGATACTTACAATGACCAGATACCACACAACATCAAACGGCAACGTAGCTTACACAGCAGCAGAAGAAACAGCCCGTGACGCAGAAGAGGCAGCATGGGCAGCAGGAGAAGATGATCGTGCAGCAGCAGAGGCTAGAGATAAACGTAATGATCTACTAGCTGCTACTGATTGGACGGCAAACTCTGATGTGACAATGACTACTGAAATGACAGCGTATAGAACTTTACTAAGAAATTTGCCAGCACAGGCAGACTTCCCAACAACTATTACATGGCCCACTGCGCCTTAGAGGATTTAACAATATGCCAAGTATAGATGATGGATACGCTAACAAAGACACTACCGCAGGAAGAAAAACTACAAGTACAACTGTACAATCAAATAATGACAGTAATAATGGTGATGGTAATGGTGCTTACTACCCCATAGGAACTTATAAAGGTTTAACTGGCCCTAATGCTTATAATATAGCAGGAGGCCCAACAAGTGTAATAGCAGGACAACTGTTTAAGGCTGGTAAAGTTCTTTGGAACCAAACAAAGTTCGGAATGAATAGTGCAGTAAAAGATAATTACGACAAAATTATGTTACTTTCCAACAAGGGCAAAGGTGGTCTACCTGTTGGTAAAACATATGAAGATATAGTTCAAGAGGCACGTGAACAATGGCATGTAGATAACG